ATAATTATATTTGATTTGAGTTGTGCAACAGGCACATCGGTTTTGCGCAATGCCTTCTTTGGTGCTGATTTTGTGCTTTTGTATTCCATTCAACTTTTTTAAATGATTGTAAAGAATGAATAACTTCCATGAGTATCTACTTGCTGTAAAGCAGGCTGACGTTCTTCGGGCGGTTGTGTATATTCAAATATACTTGTTTGCATATTCCCAACTTTTAGTTATTAATCCTGCCTTGTCGGCTAGCTGTTGCATCTTAATACATATGAATATCCAATGTATATATAAAAATAATGCATTCTATTTAATATATTGCGTTTTTCAAAATAAAAAATATCTCTAATAGATATATTAATATAATTTTATGAAAAATTTACCGTTCAACTTATGAAAAAGAAAATATTTGATGCGCTAAAATCCAAGTACACACATGTGGGTGTTAGCGACAAGGCTTTTGACCGTGTTGCCTCTTACTTAGAAAAAATGGTCACTTCGGAATCTTCTGATGAAGATTTTAATAAAGCCATCGAAGGTGCCGAAATTTTGCTCATCGGTTTTAAATCCGAAAGTGATTTTAAACTTGAGGAGTATAAAAAAAAGAATTCGTCAGAAAAGCCGAAATCGGAATCTATTAAGCAAGAAGACAGCAGGGAGAAGAAACTTTCCCAACAGGGAGAACAGAGTGAGGAAATACCTGTATGGGCGAAAGCGTTTACCGAATCCATCCAAAATCTTGCAAAAGAACTTGCGAGTATAAAAGCAACAAATGTTGCCCAAACTCGTAAACAGCTTCTAGAACAACGGTTGAAAGATGTTCCCGAAAAGTTGAAGCTAAAAGTTATTAAAGACTTCGAAAGGATGCAATTCCCGGATGAAGACTCTTTTAACGCTTACGCTGATGAGACGGAAGCTGAGCTAAAAGATTTTATTCAATTAAATACGGAGCAATCTTTGAGTGCAAACGGTGCTCCTTTCTTGGCCTCCGGAAGCGGAGGAAAATTAGGAGATTCAGAAATATCTCCTATGATGAAATCATTTATTGCTAACCGCGCTAAAGTTGTTGAAAAGACGGCTAAGGCGTAAACACATTAAGCTATGTCAACATTTGGAATTAAAAGAATAGGTGGAAGTTTTCAAAAAGTTGTGTGGGATAACTGCACAGAAACCTATCCAGGCGGTATCAATTTAGACGCATCTACTTTAAGTGAAGTCGACTTTCCGGAAGGTATTATTCCTGAGGGTGTGCCTGTTTATAAGGATAATACAACAGGTTTAGGTACTATAGTTAAACCAACCGAAGATGAAGGCGATGTATTTTTAGAATCCAAACCCATCGGGTATACTAATATGACGGCAAATTATGTTGCCGGTGAAAACATTTTGGTGGGGGTGGGTATTGCAGGTACTATTCGTTCGGCAGCCTTGCCTGATTATGTACAAGATAATCTGGTGTTGTATAAGGAGGCGTTGCCTAAGATAACACACATTTAAATTTTGCTAACCTATTTTAAAAAACATCAAACATATTAACGATGGCGACTATTAATGTAACTAATGTGGTAAGGGAATTTAGGCAGGCAGATGCACAAGCTTATCTTGATACTTACCCTTTTAGTCAATATTTATACGAATCGGTTTTCCCTGAATTATATAGAAGGGATTTGTCTTTCAAATCCATTGAAGCTTCTACTGGAGCTAACATAGCAGCTGATGTATCGGCTTTTAACTCTCGCGCGTCGAGAAAAGGTAGAGAGATGCCGGGTGTTTATTTGGGTGAAATGCCTAAAATAAGTATTGCCCGTGATAAAACAGAGCAAGATATGATAACATACCGAGGCCTGCAAGAAGCATCTCGTGATGTAGTTGTTTCGGGCAGCTCGGTGCAAATAAACAATCAGATCATTGACTGGCTGTACGGTGATCAGGCGTTTGTGGTAAATGGAGTAAGGGCGCGTTTGGAATGGTTAGCCAAGAGAATTGTTAGTACCGGTAAAGTTTCTTTAACGCAAACTGATAATGATGGTGGGGTCACAACTAAATACGACGTGGATTTTGGGATACCCGCATCTCAGAAAGTCACTGCTTCTAAACCTTGGAGTGACCCGACTGCAGATCCTGTAGCTGATATGCGTGCGCGCAAAGCTGCGGCAAAAGCAAAAGGTAAAGTGCTATTATATCAATGGATGAATCAAACAACATTTGATATTCTTGCCGACAATCCTAATTTTCAAAAATTTTGTGCTACCTACGTGTCTAATGCTTTGGGGTTACGGCAAGTACCTGATGTCGCGACTGCTAATGCGGCATTAAAAAGACACGGGCTTCCTGAAATCGTTATCTGGGAAAGTTTTATTGCTTTCGAAGATAAAGCCGGGGAAAAAACTATCGACGAAGGATGGGAAAATGGACGGGTAGCGTTTACTACTTCACGCCAATTGGGTAACACGCAGTACACTATGACCGCTGATGAGTTTATGAGTGTCGGCACCGCGGTAAAAACTAAACACGGTATAGTGTTGGTAAAAACGTGGGGTGTCGAGGATCCTCCTTCTGTGAGCACGTTAGGAGTTGCATACGCTTTTCCAGTGTTGAATAACGCCAAAGATATTCACATCCTAAAAACCGTTGCTTAACCTATGACATTGTTGGAAGCCTTCAAATTAAAGTCCGGGTTGACAGATGATGAAAAAGCATCTGCTGTGTTGGTATTTGAAGGCTTAAACCCAACAGCTGAATGGGATCCCAACAACGAAGTGATTAGATGCGCTTTTTATAATGCTCTTTTAAATGAGTTAAGCAGGAATGAGCATATTGGGGTAAAGAGTATCGCTGAAGGGGGGTATAGAATTGAATATGATAAGTCGGATAGAGTGATTTATTTGTATAAGTTAGCCGTAGAAAGCGGGTGTAGATCTTTAATTGATAAATATAATCCTAATCCGGTTGTTGAAAATAAAAGTTATTTGTGGTAAGCGCGGTTCAATATCCTGATATATTAACCTATGAGAAGGTGATTGGTGGAGGTTCTTCGTATGACGAAGACGGGAACCTCATTATAGATCCGATTGCAACTGAAACAGTTTCTTTAAGATGCAGGGCTGAGGCAAATACTAAAGGGCAATATTTAATTAGTGACGACGGACATCAGGTTGAATACGATTGGGTAATATATTTCCCTCACCAGGCGAATGAAATACCGTATGGAACTCCTATACAAGTTACTAGAAACGGGACGTTAAGAGCGACAGGCATTATTAAAAGAAGCGTTGTTGATCAATTAAATGCAAGAGCATGGGTTTAGAATCTCAATTTAATCAGTCGGATATTAAGGAGTACATACAAAATAGAGTGTCGGCGTATAGAGATGCTATACTCAGTAGATTAAAACAGGCTGGTGAAAAGTTTGTAAGTATTGCACGTACTAGCGGTACTTATATTGATCGGACCGGGAATTTAAGAAGCTCGGTGGGTTATATAATACTATACGACGGAGTTCCTTTGGTAGAGAATTTTAAAAAAGTAAAGGAAGGTGATAAAGGTGTGGTGAAAGGAAAGGAGTTGGCGTTAAAGAACGCGCCATTAAAGGGCTATGCTTTAATAGGAGTAGCAGGAATGGAATATGCAGCAGCGGTTGAGGGTAAAGGTAAGGATGTGATTACAGGTTCTTCCTTAATTGTTGAGAGTTGGTTAAAGAATGCTTTATCTGCTTTAAAAAGTAAGATATGAGGATGACAGCAGCAGAAGCGGTAACGTTAATATTTAGATATCTGAAGGCTAATTTACCGGCATCGGTTACCACTAATATTTTCAAGTTTGAAAGGCCTTTAAATTTTACAAACGAATGCATAGTCATAAATGCATTACCGTTGTCAGCAGAACAGTTTCAAGAAGGCATAATTAATGTTAATTATCATGTTCCAAACCTTAGAAACGCTACTCTTAATCCGGTTGACGAATCGCAACCCAATAGTGCTAGGCTAGAGGCTGGCGCTAAGATTATAGATGCGCTTCTTGCAGATTATTCAGAACAAGATTATCATTTCGAGGTGTTACAGTCGATTCCGATTTCTAATGATGACCGTAAAGAGTGGTATATGAATTTTAGAGTTCTTTTTAAAAATATTAACCTATAAAAACATATCAAAATGGCTAAAGCATCTTACGGACTTACGTCCTTTAAAATAGGTGCAGTAGGTTCTGCACCTGGAGATCTCACAGAAGTTGGAAGTACAGTTAAAGGATCTTTTACTATCGAGGGAACCGAGGGATCTTTCAACGATTTCTTTATCGAAGAAAATCCTTCCGCACCTTATGAACGCACTATTAATGAGTACCCTTCTTTGCAATTAAGTGGAGAATGCTATGATGTTGATCCGGAAACCGCTGTACTATTAATGGACGGAGTTGTGGATACTACAACTCCTGGCGTGGTTAAATATACCCCACCGACTACTTTTACACCAAAAGAAGTAACGGCACAAGCTATAAGTGCCAAGGGGCTGGTATTCAATATACCACGTCTACAAATTAACGCACGTCCAGTGTTCAAATTCGGTACAGACGAATTGGCTAAGATAGTGTATACCGGTAAAGCATTACTACCTGCGGGCGGAGGCGCACCATGGACGTATTCTGTACCCGATTAATTATTCGTATTTGAGTAACAAGAGTATATAGCCTTTGCCTGTTAAAGGCGGAGGCTATTTTAATTATGATACAATATGAATAAGATTTCAGCCGAAAGAATTTCTCAAGTAATTAATGAGGAACCATTGATATTAGAGGTGGATGTAAAAAAACGTACGTGGTTGCAAAAGCTGCTCAAGTTAAAAAGATCGGTTCGTGTTTTTACTGTGTATCCACCAACTCTGGGAGTCATGATAAAAGTCAGCGCCGAAATAGAAAAAATCCAAGGTTCTGAAGAAATGCTCAAGTATAAGGATTTCGCCTCTATACTTCGATACTTGGCAGTTAATGGTGAGGCTATTATTAATATTCTTTCTTTATACTTAGGTGGTGGTTTAGGCTTAAAAGCGTTTTTGAAGAACAATATTACCTCTACTGAGAGCGCTGCGTTGTTAGCTCGTTTGGTCGAATTTTCGAAACTTGAGGATTTTTTAGCTTCTATCATCTTAACCAAAGGGATGAGCCTGACGAATACGGAGGGGATAATAGCCTCCGTGCCAAGCGACAATCAGAAAACGTCGCAAGAATAATTGGAAATATAGCTCACTATTTTTCTCTACACCCGTACGAAATCAGGGATGTGGTGAGTTGGACTTTTATAAGACTACTTATCGCTTCAATTCCTTCTTATACGATAAACGATAAAGATCGGCAACCCGAGGACTATGAAACAATAGAAGATGAATTAGCAGCCCTAAAACAATTTGGAATCTAACTATGGCAGTAAGAGTAACAAGTGAACACGGATTGGCTTGGAACGCTACTATTGACGATAGCGAATTAGACCGAATAGCGGCAAAAATAGAAAAACGCATAGAGTCTATGAGCCAATCCGTACAACAGGAAGGGGATAAAATGAGCAGCCTGTTTAAAAATCTTGCTGCCGGTGCCGCTGCATTCTTTACTGCAAAAAAAGGAGCAGAGCTAATTGATTCTATAGTTAGAGTTCGAGGCGAAGTACAGCAGTTGGAAATAGCTTTCGGAACAATGCTACAAAGCAAAGAGAGAGCGAATGTGTTAATTGGACAGATGGTCGATCTTGCTGCACGTACTCCGTTCGGATTACAAGATGTCGCTACGGGAGCTAAACAACTACTTGCGTACGGTTTTGCTGCTGAAGAGATAACCAAAAATATAATAACTCTCGGAAACGTAGCATCCGGCGTTGGCTCTCAATTAAGCGATTTGATTTATCTATACGGGACTTTAAAAGCTTCGGGACGAGTTACACAGATAGATATTAATCAGTTTGCGAATAGGGGTATTCCTATATATACGGAACTTTCAAAAGTATTAGGTACGACTGTTGAAAAGGTAAGAGAGCTTGTGAGTGCGGGGCAAGTTAACTTTTCAGATATTGAAAAAGCCTTTCAAAACATGACTTCTCAGGGCGGGTTGTTTTTCAATTTAATGGAGGAACAATCAAAGTCCCTTGTCGGTCAAATATCTAATCTTCAGGACTCCATCGCCCAAATGTTTAATGAAATAGGGCAAAGTAAGGAGAGTTGGCTTTCTGATGGTATTGCAGGAGTAGCTTATTTAGTTGAACATTATAAAGAAATTGGGAGAATACTTGCCGTTTTAATAACGACTTATGGTTCTTATCGAGCGGCCCTTATTCTTACAAACGTTGCTCATGCAACAGCAATAGCTGGTAGCAGAGCATTGGCTGTTGCCGAAACGGCTGCGGCTGTTGCTGGGACCCGAGTTACTGCTGTTCAAGTGTTGCAAGCAGGCGCTATTAATATCTTAGCTGCCGCGCAAGCAAAATTGAATGCGGTAATGTCTGCTAACCCTTACGTTGCAATCGTAACAGCTGTTTCTGCGCTTGCGTCAGCAATGTATTTCTTAAGAGATATTACAACCGCCGCAGAAAAAGCTCAGGAGCGCTTCAATAACCGAAATGAAGAAACTAAAAAAATAATTGATGATCTTAAAAATTCAGCCCAGGAATATATTAATATTATAAACAGCGATACATCTACAAGTTTTGCTCAATTAGATGCATTTCAAAAATTGCAACAGTTGTATCCTGGGCGCCTTAATAATCTCACCATAGAGGAATTTAAGCTTAAAACAATAGCAGAGCAGCAGAAGTTAATAAATTCTATTGCGGATGACTTTTCACTCAACGATGCTATTGAACAACTTGAAGAGGCAAATAAAAGGGTAAGCGATCTAAAAGATAGTATCAAAGAAGCGGAATTTAAAGGAGCGACCCAATCCGCTTATTATTTCAGAAAAGAATTAGAGGTTGCTGAGAAGGAAGCAGAATTAGCTGCTGAGAAAGTTGACCGATTGCGTGAAATAGCTCGTTTGGCAGCTATGACCGAGCAAGAAAAGATTCAATATTATACCAAACAGAAAGAAGAATTAGAAAAAATTATTTCAAAATTTGAAACCTTTAACGGTGAACTTTTTCGAGCAGAAGATGGAACAATACACATTAAGGACAACTTGGCTGCATGGTCAATACTCAACACGATCAATCAATTTAACACTCTTATAGGGCAAATTAATAAGATAAAAGGATCTTTAGGTCCTGACGGTAAACCATTCCGCACACTTGCTCAGATAGATCAAGAAATTCAAGACATTGAAGACAAGATGAAAAACGCCCCTAAGCAAACCATATTCTTACCGAATATGGTTGAGGGATATGATTCCCTCAAAAAACGTTTAGAGGCATTAAAGAAAGAACGAGATGAATTTACAGGAGATAATAAAATAGGTACCGATGCAACTAATTTAGGAAGGCTTGAAAAGGAGCAGGAGCGGACGGCAAAAAGCAGAGCGAAGTTTTTAACAGATCTAGCTCTGGAAGAAGAAAAGTATACAGATAAATTAACTTACGAGAGCGCTAAGCAAATAACTGAAGTAAGAGAGAAGTATGAGAAAATGCGTCAAGCCGCTATTGATAAAGGTTTTTCAAGAACGAGACATAGTGGCGTTTTTCAACGTATTGACAACTTAGAGAAAAAAGAAATCGGAACTCTGCAATATGAGAAAGAAACGGAACAGCTTTTAAAACATTTAGATAGACTGAAACAAATATATGCCGATTATGAGGCTTATAAAACAGAGGTAGGAAAGGAAGAAGCAGACAAGCGTTTCAAAAACGAATACAAAGATTTTAATCCCGATACATCCTATTTAGATTTATTAAGAAAAGAAGCTGCGGCATTGAACGCGAAAGCCGCTTTAGGGGCTTTAACGGGGATTAATGCACTAACTAGCGCAGAAAGAGAGCGACAGTTAGAACTAAATCAACGAATAGCCGACTCTCAGAAAGAACAGTTCGATAAAGAAAACGCTCTTCGGGCAAAAGCGCTTGTTGATTTAGCTAGTTATCAAGAGAAGCGTACTTCAATCATTCGTAGATATAATGATTTAATCAGGACGTTGGGGGATAATGCTACGGAGGAGCAGAAGGAAGAAGCGGCAAAACAAATGCGGCTAGAATTACAACAACTGGATGAACAACGCGCGCAAGAAATTAGTAAAGCCTCGTCATTCTTTGAAGGGCTTATATTACAGTCAAAAGAGGCAGTAAAAAACCAAATTAACGTTGTTAGAGACATTTTGAAGTCTTCAGTCTTGCCTTATGAGACAAGAAAACAACTCGAAAATGATTTAAAAAACCTAAACAATTTATTAAGAATAAATGATGAAGACTTAGTCATAACCCAGTTGAATACAGAGCTTGCAGATGTTAATAAAAGAATTGAAGAAATTGAGAAAGGTGCACCAGCAGCAGCAGGCGAGCTTCAAAAATTATATGACCGGAAAACACAGATTGGTTTACAACTCACAGACGCCAATCTGAAAAAAATATCAGAAAAGATCAATTCCATCAGCCAACTTGGTAATGCTATTGCCCGCCTAGGAGAAACATTATCATCTTTAGGTGACGAGGCGGGAAAATTAGCTAATGTAGCATCGGCATTACAGGGGCTCGGGAATAGTTTAGGTGATATAGTTAAACTAGTTGAGGGTTTTAAAAATGGTGCCTTTAGTAAAGGGGGTAGCGGTAGAAATAGCGGCCTTGGTGGATGGGTCGCAGTTATAGAGGCTGCAATAACAATGATTGAAGGCGTTATAAGTGCTTCTGCTCAAAGAAAAGCAAAGCAGCTTGAATTTGATATGGCTATAATAAGCCAGCAACACGCTTACAATCTCGCTTTGCAAGAAGAATTACGCTTGCGCTATAAGTTAAAGGATAGTGTTTTCTGGAACTCCTATTCTGATCGGGTTAAATTCGGTATTGAAGCAGAAATAAAAGCTATTAATGACTACAACGAGGCGGTAAAAGGGTTAGGGAATCAATTAGTAAAAGTAGGAACGGTTAAAAAGAATGACTGGAAAAAAATATTAAGTAATACAGCTACTGGTGCAATTGCAGGGGGTCAAGTTGGGGGTTGGGTTGGAGCTATTGTTGGAGGTGTTGTAGGTTTTTTTTCAGGGTTGTTTAGCAAAAAAAAGGTTGATGTATACGGTGGATTATTGCAAGCGTATCCAGACCTCATTGACAAAGAAGGGAAGCTAAACCGTGAGAGAGCAAAAGCATTATTGCAAAGTGGGCTGTTAACGGAACAGGCAAAACAGCAGCTGCAATATGTTGAAAGCTTAGCAGACGCTTATGAAGCCGCAAAAGAGCAGATAGAGCAAGTCGTATCAGAACTAGCTGGCGGACTAGCTAACGATATTATTAACTCTCTGGTTGATAGTTATAAAAAAGGCGGCCGTGATGCAGGGGAGGCATTTCTGAACGGGTTTAAGCCAACCCTCGCTAAAATAGCACAGCAATTACTATTCGAAGCTTTATTCGCAGAATCGCTGAAAGACTTACAAGATGAGATAAAACAATCATTCCAGACATCCGGAATAGATAGTATAGCGGGTATAATCGCTGAATGGGGCGTTAGTAATAAAAATACTGCTCAAGCTTATATAGAGGGATTAAAAGCTTTCAATGATATATTCGATCAGTTAGGTTATAAAGATGTTTTCGGGAAGAATAGCGCGTCCGGGAATTCTGTTTCCGGAACAATTCAGCAAATTACCCAACAGCAAGCAGATGTTCTGACTGGGCAATTCTATGCTCAAACAACTGTGCTAAATGACATTAATTCAAAATTGCCTAAAAACTATTTCACCGACAGCATAGTAATGCTGAATCAGCAATTCGATGTGTTAAACAAAATTGAAATTAACACAAAGGACACCGTTCGACGCCTTGATAAAGCTGTGGCGTCGTTGGAATCAATTGATAAGAAAATGAATAATGCAGCTAACCAAGCAGCGGCAGCAGGTTATAAAATCTAAGAACAATGACAGGGTTATATTATTTAAATGGTCTTGACATGTTCACGGAATATGGGTTTGTACCTTCTCCGGGGACGTCCGATAGTATTTTAAGTTCTCGAAAACCTAAAGAGCGGGAATTTGTAGACTGGCCAGAAAGCGGGAAAGAATTTAATCTTTTATCACCGCCTGTATATGAGCTACGCACTCTCCCCATAAGAGGTAAAATTATAGCAATTAATGAGGCGGATTTCATACTCAAGTATAATAAATTGAAAGCGGCCTTTAATGTAGCAGGCTACTTGACATTGTTATGTAAACAAATAGAAAACGTACAACCTGCTATCAAAGTATTCCTAAGCAGTGATATAAAGTGCATCAGGTTAACGCGTTTAAAAGGAGGACATAAAGTTATTGTTAATGTAGAATTTACACTTCAAGAAGTTGACCAATGAGATACCAAATTAAGAGAAAAGGGACAGTAGTAGTAGAAGTTGAGCCTATCGGGACACAAGATAGACAGGCTATGGGGGTTAATATTGTTGAAATGGAATTCTCTTTGCTAGAGCCTGTTGAGATATTACAAGGTGATACCGTTATTGTATATGGTGAAGAATATTTTTTCCCGACTGCAAAAGCTGATAAAACAAAAGATACCTCCTCATTAATGTGGAAGTATAAACTACAATTCGTACACCATTCGTATAGATTAGCGAATTACCCCTATGCTGCCCGGAATAAGGATAATAAACTGCTGATTACAAATTTTTCTTATACCGGTAATCTTGCTGCACATTTTGCATTATTCATGCAGAATCTTAATGAATATGAGACTGGATGGACATCAGGTGTCATTGACGATACAGAAATACGAACTATAACATATAGTGATAATAATCTTCTTAATACTCTTAACAAATGGACGGACGAATTTAAAACAGAGTTCTGGATTGAGAATAAAACAATACACCTAACTAAAAGGATCGGAAACAGCGGTATATCATTAGGATACGGTAAAGGAAAAGGACTAATATCTTTAAACCAAACTGTAAAAGATAGACGATCTATCTTCACCCGGTTAATCGCTCAGGGAGGTGATAAGAATTTGCCTACCGATTACGGATATACTAATTTACAACTGCCCGCGGCAACAAATGGATACATAGAGGATGCCGATAAAAGGGCTAAATATGGTATAATCGTAGCAACTAAAACCTTTGAAGATATAATACCCGAAAGAATTGGTACAGTAACACAGGTTGGAGATGAGTTTACTTTTTATGATAGTACATTGGATTTTGACATTTCACAATACTATCTACCTGAAATTACTCCTAAAATAGGATTTCAGACGGGTCAATTGGCGGGATTGCTGTTCCCTATCACTAGCTACGATCATGTAACTAGGAGAATTACCATCGGTGTAAATGAAGATGAAAAGATTGTTCAGATTCCCAACAGCGACATTAAACCTGCTATCGGGGATAAATATAGTATTTTTTATATATCGCTACCCCAAGAGTATATAACTGACGCACAAAACAGGTTATTAGCTGCTGCAACAGAGTATTATAATGTTGGAAGCGATGAAAATTACGGGGATGAATATACAATCGTTTGCGATAAGTATTATTTTCAAAAGAATAATATTGTTCCAATCCTAGGATACAACATTAATATAAATAATCCCGAGCCGTTACTTTTTAATGTAGAAAAAAGGATAAGTGGAATAAAAAGAAATCTGCAAGACGAATGGGATTACCAGTTAACCGTAACTGATGATATTGGCATCACACAGACCGCGAGGTCTTTTTTGCAGCAAGATAAAATATATTCCCTTTTTGCTGCGATATCATCAAACAAAGAATTAACTACTAATAATCAATCATTTCTTGGGCAGTTGTCGGGTAATGACGGCTATCTATACATTGCAGGTCAAAAGGCAAAAGCGGGATTTGCAGATGTAGCACAAGATGCTATACATTCTTATCATTCAGATATAGCAGAGGTTGCAGATATAGCACGTGAAGTAGTCTCGGTCGACTATGTTTCGGGATTAGCAGGAAAGGGGCACAAACTTGTAGATGGTGTTTTAGAAGTAGATCATCTTATTGCACGGAAAAGTTTCGAAACGTATGAACTTATTAGAAGAAAAGTAACAGGTATCGGTGGATCATTCGCAGTTACGGATGATATGAAAATATTATCGGTAACCGGTACAGGTCCTTACATATGTACGTTTGATACAGACGATGGTACTGTTCCCAATTATTTTAATGTTGGAGATATTGTTAGATGCCAAATTAATGACAGTCTTAAACAAAAGTATTACGTTGCACGTGTTAATGCAGTTACGAGTAATAGCTTCACTCTTTCTATACTAGGAGGTAGCGGCATACCTGCCCCCGGTGATGTGCTGTATAGGTTCGACAACGACATAGATGTTAACCGGAAAGGTCTTATTTACATGACCAATTCTGATAGCGGTGCTCCTTATATAGATTTTACGTATGGTTTTTATACTAATCCAACCAACAGAACGAAAGTGCGTCTTGGAAACACAGAGGGTATTTACGATGTAGATTTTGGTGGGTTTTTAAGCGGCTATAATCTTTACGCGGATGGTGCATATTTGAAAAATGTATATGCTAAAGGTAGGATCATAGCGCTAGCAGGTAGTAACGTATATAATAAAACAGAGATTGATGATGCAGTTCAAACTATTAATGCTCAGATCATACAACTGGATACTCAATTAGCTAATTATGCTAGTGACGGAATTTTAAACGGAATAACTGAAAAACAGCCAATTAAACTAGCTTATGATGCAGCAGCCGGAGAGGTTGAAGATTTAAAAACCCAAGCCGCTTTATTAGATGTTAGTAGCGCGGATTACAATTCAGCTTTTCTCGATCTTCAGAATTTCGTTTTACCCTTGCTTGCTGATTTGACATCTGTAAGCTATGTTGATGGTGCGCAACTTCGCGGTAAGTTTAACGCCTATGGAGTTCAAAAATCTTTACTCGTAAAAGCTATTGCGCAAAAGCAGCGAGAGATAGCAGAAAATGCTTTAGATACGGCGAATAACATCAAGATAGGAGGCGCTAACCTGTT